CCAGTCCTGGATGCCTCTGAGATTAAGTTGTTCTTGTGGAACAACCCAACCAAAGAGACCTGGGATAGCCTGCACATCGAAGGCACCTTCGACGACGGTAAGAGCAAGAACTGGATTCAGGAGGATATGTACAAGGCCGTAGACTTCCCGGGCAGCGCTCTGGATATTATGCTGAACGCTGGCTCTGTTCCGAGTCCGGCAGCTATGCAGGCACCAGCTGCTCCTTCTGCACCGGCGGCTCCCGCTGCACCGCAAGCACCGGCAGCCCCAGCTGCTCCAGCGGCCCCTGTAGCGCCCGCTGCGCCTGCTGCACCTCAAGCCTAATAAACCCTAATCTAAACTAATAGGCCCCGCATAGGGGCCTTAGAGGAAGCCTATGAGCACCATCTACATCCTTAGCAAACTCCTGAGCGCAGCCTACACAGCCGAAGCTAAACGTGCCGACGCCAAAGCGCAGTTTAACGAGCAGCTGTCAGTTAAATTCGCAGACGACGCAGTGCGTCTGGCCGCCCAATCCGAGGCGCGAGTAGAAGCCTCCAAGCACAGCAAGGATGGAGCAGCTAAGCATTCTGAGCAGGCCGATAAACTGCACGCTAAGCGCGATGAAGTAGCGATATTCCTGGGGGTATAAGTAATGGATAAAGTGTTAG